GCGGGCACCTACTGAGGAACTGAAGCATGACGAGCGTGATGCAGATACTGCGGCGGATCGGGGCCCCGAAGGCGCCCCCGGCTTCCGGCACTGCGGGCGAACTGGCACTGTGGAAGGCTGGAACGGCGGTTGCTGACGCACTCGCTCTCTACTTCCATGATGGTGTCCAGTTCGTTCCGATCGTGGACACGGATGCGAACCTCACGCTGCCGAAACCCGGCGCAGGCGCTGCTGGGCGATACCCGGTTGCGGACGCGGCGGGCTCCGTGTCCTGGGCGGCTTTGGCAGCAGCTGCTCCCACGATCACGATCACGGGCGCCAACTCCCTGACAGGCGGCGGCGACCTGACGGCGAACCGGACGCTGTCGCTGGTGGGAGATGTGGCAGCGCCTGGAAACAGTTTCTACTACGGCACCAACGCTTCCGGCGTGAAGGGCTTCTACGCCCTTCCCACGGGCGCTAGCGCGACCGGAGACGTGGTTGGCCCGGCTTCTTCCACTGACAACGCGCTGGCTCGCTTCGATGGAGCGACCGGCAAGCTGATCCAGAACTCGACCGCGATCCTCGACGATACCGGGAACCTGAGCGGCGTGGTGAATCTGACGACCACGGGCGACACGATCCTCGGGGCTGGCGCAGCCAATACGACGACGATCCGTGGCGCTGGCGTCAACATCCCGAACAACCTGAATATCGATGGCGGAACACTCTATATCGATTCCACCAACGATCGGGTCGGCTTTGGCACCGTGAACCCGGCTTCGGAAGTCGATGTCAACGGTGTAGCAGCGCACAACGTGGCGACGACGACAGGTACGATGGACATGGCAATCGCGCAGATGTTCACGGCCACGGTAGCCGGTGCGACTGGCTGGTCGTTCTTAAACGTTCCTGCCTCTCGTGGCGTGACGTGCGTCCTTCACCTGACGAACGGCGGTAGCGGGGCGCAGACATGGCCGACAAGCGTCAAATGGCCGAGCGGCCTTGCGCCTCCGCTCACGGCTGCTGGCACTGACGTTTTGGTGTTTGTGACACACGATGGTGGTGCAACTTGGCGCGGCAACGTATTCGGGAGCGATATCAAGTGACCTTGATGCTGCATGAAATGCTGGGTAACGAAAGGTGGTTTTACTATCCGCTTCGCAATAGCGCGAGTGATCCGACAAACGTCACGTCTCCAATACGGCTTACACGTGGCTATGTGTTCCGCCCGAACGACGGCATATATACGCGCAGTCGAATTACAACGATGCAAGATGTGTTTTATAACAATACGACATTTAATGATCCAGATGTTGTTTTGTGGGACACGTCATCTGTAACCAATATGAATAGAGCATTTAGAGGGGCTTCGGCGTTCAATCAGGATATTGGATCGTGGGACACGTCATCCGTCACGAACATGGGCGGAATGTTCAGAGACGCTACGGCGTTCAACCAGAACATTGGATTGTGGGACACGTCATCCGTCACAAATATGAATGGCTTGTTCTATAATGCGGTTGCTTTTAACCAGAACATTGGCTCTTGGGACACAGCAGCCGTCACAATCATGCAAGACATGTTTAGAGGGGCATCTAAGTTCAATCAAGACATTGGTTCTTGGAACACAGCAGCAGTCACAACTATGAGCGCTATGTTCTTTGGCGCGTCTATTTTTAACCAGAACATTGGGTCTTGGAGCGTAGCATCCGTAAAATCTATGTTTGCAATGTTTAGTAATGCCTTGGCATTTAATCAGGATATTGGATCGTGGAATACAGTGTCCGTTACTGACATGTCCAGCATGTTTTATGGCGCGTCCTCCTTTAATAAGGACATTGGATCTTGGAACACAGCAGCCGTCACAAACATGAACAGCATGTTCTATAATGCAGTTGCGTTTAACCAGAACATTGGGTCTTGGGACACAGCAGCTGTAATCAACATGAACAACATGTTCAGAGGAGCTTCGGTGTTTAACTGCGGCCAATCTGCTGGTATCGTCCATACCCTCATGCAAAGAACGGTTTCTGGCGGTTGGCGAATTGGCGGAATTGCAAGCGCAAACCTCACCTCCATGTTCCAAAGCGCACTTGCATTTGCTGGAGATATCTCATCTTGGTGTGCAAACTCCGCAACAACACTCCCTACAAATTTTGCATTGACAGCAAACGCCAACTTCACCGCAGCCCGTCAACCGACATGGGGTGCGTGTCCTATTCCTGACTAACCCGCCAACCTTTTCCACGGCGGTCCAACTTCTGAACTGAAGGAAACTGAAATGAGCTATATACTGACAGACGGCCCTAACATCAAAGTCTACCCGTACAACATCGGGCTGCTGCGCCGCGACAATCCGAACGTCTCGTTTCCGGCGAGCCCCACGGACGCGCAGCTGGCCGAGTGGATGGTGTTCCCGGTGGCAGACTCAGCCGAGCCCACCTACGACCCGCTGACGCAGCGCGTGGTTGAGGGTCAGCCTGCGCGTTCCGGCGATGCCTGGACGCAGACGTGGGTGGTCGAGCAGCTATCTGCCGCCGAAGCCGCGCAGGCCAAGGCAGATGCGCTGGAGAACCTCCGCAACGAGCGTACCAAGCGTCTCGCGGAATCAGACTGGACGCAAATGGCTGATGCCCCGCTGACGGAACCACAACGCAAGGCATACGCCGCCTATCGCCAACAGTTGCGCGATCTGCCTGAGAACACGGAAGACCTCCTGAATCCCATTTGGCCCGCTGAACCGAAGGTGCAGTGATGTTTGACCTTGCAACCGCGAAAACCCGCCTCGGGCTGACGACGATCGCCCAGGATGCCATGGTCACGTTGACCCTGAACACGGCCATCGCGGTGGCGGAACGGTATTGCGACCGCAAGTTCATGTATGCCGCCGAGACGGTGAAATTCTACGATTTCCACGGCCACATGATGTTCCTGCCGCGGTATCCGATTGTTGCGGTCTTGCCGAGCAGCACAGGAATCCCGTCCACGTATCACGTTCATAACCGGCTGGGCGCCATCGAATTGCACGGGGCCACCTACATTGAGACGGCATCAATCGACTATGCCGGCGGCTACCAGGTTCTCCCGGCTGACCTGGAACTGGCGCTCTGGGGCGTCTTCGATACCCTTTGGCCGTCTGTCAGCGGCGGTGGCTCAACTGTGGCAGCCGGGACAATCGAATCCATCACGGTTTCCGACGTTGGAACCGTGCGTTTTGCTGCGAACTCTGGTAATGCAAATGCATCAGGTGGTTCGGGCGATGCGGCAATCTATGGGCCGTATTTCTCGATCCTCCAGACCTACCGGAGGGAGACATGCTAGGCGCTGGCGATTTCAGCAAGGTCAAGGGTAGCTTTGAACAGGTGGTAAGCCTGCTCGGTGTTCCCTCAACGTGGACCCAAGCCAAGCCGCCGCACGGCACTGCAGCCATCAATGTCGGGCTGAAGACAGCTGGGCCCAAGGATGTCGAGATCGTCAACGCCTTTGGCATCGACGCCAAGATCCTGACAATCCGCGCCATGGATATGATCACGCCGCCCGAGAAATTCGACACGTTCACGGTGAATGGGGAACGCTTTACCGCCGATGCCGTGCATCCGGTCCTGCTGAACGGCACGGTGATCGGCTGGAAGATCTATATCCGGGGAAGCCGCTGATGTCGGCCTCCTATGTCCGCAACAAGGTCCGTCAATGGTGCGCCGCCGCCGCCGCGTCCACTGGCATCCCGTTCCACGACACGGTGAACGTGAGCGTGAACCCGACCGACCCCGTGTGGTTCACGGTGGCTTTCGTCAGCGAGAGCCATGAGGGCACGTTCTGCAAGCCCGACTTTATTGAGAACGGCTTCATCAGCGTGGTGTTCTTCGCGCTGCCGGGCACTGGCGACACCGCGTGCATCACCGCCGTCGAGGCCGTGATTCCGGTGCTGTTCGCGAACCTTGATCTCAAGCTTGCGCTGATCAACTACGACCCCGTTGACGAGGATAGCCTCGGTTCAGCGGATAAAGATTACAGAATGTCAGTTAGCATGAATTACAGGCTGTCCCTGTGATGAGAAAAGTGTGTGCAACGCAACCTGCTCTAGGAGATAAATCATGAGCACTGCATCTTCCACAAAGGGCACGAAGGTTTGCGTGCTCAAAGGCGTTTCTACCGCTACCGCGCTCACCCCGACTTCGATCACGAAGGCCAAGCCCGCCGTCGTGACCGTTGCCGCCGTCACGGGGCTTTCTGTCGGCGACCTCGTGTCGTTCCCAGCAGCCGGCGCTACGGGTGCCACCGGCATCTCGTCGCTCGACGGCAAGTCCTGGGTCATCGGTTCCATCGATGCCACGGCGAAGACGTTCACGCTGGCCGGTTCCGACACCACGACCGACACGGGCACGCTGGCGGCGACGCCCTCCATCAACGCGTATCCCAATGCCGCGAACATGCTCTGCCTCTGTCTGTCGAGCATCACGTTCAACCCCGGCGAGGCCAGCACGGTCAGCGTGGCGACGTTCTGTGACCCGACAGCAACCATACCCAGCCAGGTGATCGAGGCTGGCACAATTGAGATCGCCGGATACGTAGATGTGACTGATCCGGGTTACATCGAATTGCTGGCCGCGCAGGCGGACGGCAAGTCTCGCACTTGGCGTATAACGCTTGGCAATAATCAGGGATACGTCATCTTTGATGGCATCCTGTCCACGCTGTCGCTCGACATCCCGCTCGACGGTGCCACCGCCTACAGCGGCACCATCACGCTGGGCTCCGCGTATCGTCACCTGTTTTAAGGTGGCGTAGGCAGCCGGTTCTGGTTCTGCACACTTTCCAGAATCGGCTGCCGACCAACCCTCAAAAGTGTGCAACTGAAAAAGGTGCAAACATGAAAACCGAAACGCTCGTCATCGACAACACCACTTATGAAATCCGTGCGCTTACGATGGAGGAGGGCTTTTCCTTCATCAACGTCGCCACCGGCGCTCCCGATGTCGTGGGCCTGATCAAGGCTGCCGTCAGGATCAACGGCGCTCCCGTGGCCGAGGGCTCCATCAGCATGTCGGACTCCATGAAGCTGATGCCCATCGTGATGCGCCTCAACCTGCCGCAGGAGGCCGCTTCGGGAAACGCATGACGCCGCAGCGCAAGAACGTGTTCCAGCTTGCAGAGAACCTCGGGATGACGGTTGCCGTGCTGATGCGCGACATGCCGCTGTCCGAGTTCTGCGAGTGGATGCAGTTCTATGGCGAGCGTGCGGAAGAAGCAGACCGCGAGGAAAAGAAGAAGCCGAAGCTGCCGCCGAAAGGCGCTGACCTCGTGATGCGGGGGTTTGGAATCTGATGGCCCGGCTTCGCAATCCAAGCGCCCAGAAACTGGTTGTCGAGATGTTCGGGGAAATAGCCTCGACAACCAGAACCTATGTTCAGGCTGTCCTGAACAAGGAAGATGCGAAGTCGCCGGAAATTTTCTACTGGCGTGGGCGCGGCATCCAGAAGTCGCGGAAGGTGTCTTCCGTTTCGGCCATTCCGAATGACGGCATCACGCCTGTGCCATCTGGCATCGGCGTCGTGACGCGCAAGGGCGAGAACATTGCCCATCTGGTCGCGCAGGCATTCGCTAGCAAGTTCAGGGCAGCCGCGCCACGCCGGACCGGGCGTTACGCCGACAGCGACAACTACATGCTGAACGGGCGCATCCGGGCCTTGTCGTCCATTGTGCGCTACGGAACGACGAACCCGTTCACCGACAAGGAAATCGTCACGATCTATTCCGGTTCCTTGTATGCCTCGAAACTTGAGAGCGACTATTACCGCCGCAACCGGGCGGGCATCTGGCGCAAGATCGCGCTTGAACTGATCGCGCAGTTCGGGTCGAAGGCGTCGATCAGGTTTACCTACATCAGCGGCTCGCAGCTCTCGGCAGGCTTTGTCTGGATGACGCCGGTCATCCTGATCGGCGCGGCTGGCGCGTTTCCGTCGAACGTGTCGCGGCCAGGATACCAGCACAAGCGCCGCTCGCGCCGGGCCGCCAAGCAACTTTCTCGTGCCAGATCAGGGAGGCCCAACTGATGGCCGTCACGGCTCAATTCGATCTTCTGTTCAAGGTGCAGGGCAGCCCAGAGGTTGCCAACATGCAGGCGCAGTTGAAGGCGCTGGGTGCGGCAACTGCCAACGCGCAGGCAAAGTTCAACGGGTTCGGCACATCCGCCGCCAACATGAACAACGCGATGGCAAACGTGAATCGCGGTTCGGGTCAGCTGGCTTCGCGGATGCAGAATGCCGCGTTTCAGGTCACCGACTTCGTGACGCAGGTTCAAGGCGGCGTGTCGGCCACCCGCGCCCTGTCGCAGCAGCTGCCGCAGCTGCTAGGCAGCATGGGCGCTCTGGGTGCCGTGATCGGCGCAGCCGCGGCTGTCCTGCTGCCGTTTGCTGCCAACCTGACGATCGTTCAGGAAAACCTTGATCGGATCATCAGCTACGCCGGTGCCGCTGCCGCGGTGCTGGGTGGCAAGTTCCTTCTGGGGCTGGTTGCGGCCAACGGCGGGTTCATCGCGCTGACAAAAGCCGTGGTGACGTTCAGCATTTCGCTGCAAGCACTAAAAGGCGTCCTGATTGCTACGGGCTTCGGTGCGCTGGTGGTGTTGCTCGGCGAAGCGATTGCGCTGTTCATCCGGTTGAAGGAACAGACGGGCGGCTGGGGCAAGGCAGCGCAAGTCGTGTTCCAGGCCATCATGGATTCCGCCGGCCAGCTTTACGAATTGCTGATGCAGTTGCCGGCAATCGGCAAGGCGATCTGGACGGCATTCGCTGGATACGCTCAAACGGCATTCAGTTATGTCGTCACGGCCTGGGAAGCAGTTGTCAGAAGCCTGGGCGATGCGTTTTCGCTGTTGCCGGATTCGCTCGACTTGTCTCAAAGCCTGTACTCGGCAGCGGACGGGGCAGGGCAGTACGCGCAAAGCTTGGCCAACAGCGCAGCCACGGCCAAGAAAGCGTGGGGCGATGTTGGTGCCATCGTATCCAAGGCATTCACGCCGACCGATGCCCAACGGCAAATCGCGAGCGCATTCTTCGCGGATTATCAGGGTGGGCTTGCAGCCGTCAAAACGCAGGCTGACAGCGTAGGCGGCAGCGTCAAGGGCATCAGTGACAAGATGACCGAGACGAAAGACAAGTTCAAGGAATCCTGGGATGCGATGGCGCAGAACATTTCTGACGCCAAGACGCCGCTGATGGAGTTCATTTCAAGCATCAACGAGATTGCTTCCTCAATTGCCGAGAACCTTGCCTCCGGTTTGACGAATGCGTTCATGTCGATCATCGACGGCACGAAATCGGCCAAGGAGGCGTTCAAGGCGTTTGCTGTCGATTTCCTCAAGCAGATCACGGCGATGATCCTGAAGGCAACGATCCTTTATGCCATCCAGTCGGCATTGGGGGCCGTGGGTGGCGGTGGCGGCATCGGTGGCATCTTTTCCAAGCTCCTCGGCGGCGGCGCCAGTCTTTACGGGACTGGTGGCGTCGGCATCGCGCCTGTCTCAGCTGTTGCCACGCCAACGCCATTTGCTGGCGGTTCGTCGGCTTCCAACGTCGTGGGTCGCATCATCCCGGCAACCGAGAACTACAGCCGCCAGAGCGGCAAAAGCACGCCGCTGAATGTGACGGTGATCAACAACTCTTCGGCTCAGGTGAAAACGCGCAAGTCTGCTGACGGTGGCCTGACGATCGAGGTTGTCGAGGAGATGGTGGCAGCGGCAATGGTGCGCGGCGGGAACAAAATCGACCGGGCAATCCAGTCGGGCTACGGTTTGCGGAGGGCAGGACGGTGATCAACCGCATCGCTTTCATGGTCGGGCAGATCATGTTCATTGCCGCGTC